AGCTACACGCCCGCCGTGCTCCTGTGGCCGGATGGCAGGCGGCAGAAGTGCAACGTTCTAGCGGCTCGGCTTGACAGCGTGGCGGCGGCGCGTGAACGGCTGGCGCTGGATAAGCCGGCATGGGTGCGCGTTGAGGATGTAACAGCGGTTACAGGGGCGGGGAATGGCGAGTAAAAAGGGTCATCTCTATTTGAACTTGCCGCGCGTCTTTGCTCCACACGAACGGCAACGGGGGCGGCGTCCATCTGTCTTTTCCTTGCCGCAGATGATGCAATGGAATGTTGGCGTTCGGGCGTTTCGTTCGTGGATGGTGTCATGGCAGGGATAGCAAAGAGCCATTCCATTATCGATGCTATAGCGCAAATCGGGGTATTCAGCCCAAGGTTTTATATGATGTACCGTCAATCGACCGCCGCGAATACCACATTTTTGGCAGGTAAAGTTATCCCGCCTAATAACGGCTACTCGCCATGCTTTGTATTCGTATTGAGCAGCGCCGATTCTGCGGGCCGTTCTATTTCCTTTGTATCTAGGATGTTTGTCACCTTTTTGAAAGTGGGCTGCATCTTTCCATTCTGGCATTTCCGAACGGCGCTTGATTCCGTCTATGAGTTTATCTCTATCCGTACTCCACTGTTTAAGTGCTTTTTGTCGGCTTTGTTCGCTACGCTGTTCGGATTCATAGGCGCATTTTTTAGAACAGAACTTTCGAGCACTCGATGGGGAACCGCGAAAAGTTTTTCCGCATTGTGGGCACGTCGAATACTGTGGAGGGAAAGCGCATTCTCTAGAACAGTATATGCCTTTTCCTTTTGCAATTACGCTTGGAGCGATCTGGAATTCTTTACTGCACCTTCGACACGCTACAGTGACTTTTCCGTTTCGCATATTGTCCCTTTCTCGCATATTCACCACATGGCAACTGAGTAAGGTAAGTATATCACGAATGGAACATAACGTAAAGCGAGTACATATCAGCGAACTAGAACAGGATAGAGCGAACGCTAACAAGGGAAGCGAGCGCGGTACGTACATGCTCGAATCATCATTCCGCGAGAATGGGGCGGGACGCAGTATCCTAATCGATAAGCATGGTCGCATAATCGCGGGAAACAAATCAGCAGAGCAGGCAGCGGCGCTAGGTTTAGATGATGTGATCGTGGTCGAAAGCGATGGTACTAAACTTATCGCTGTGCAAAGAACAGACCTGGATTTATATGAGGATGAAGCGGCGCGCAAACTCGCCTATGCTGACAATCGCACAAGCGATTTTATGACTTGGGATCCCGAACAGGTGTTGGCAGACCTGCAGGCGGGCGTTGATTTGGCGGCGTTCTGGCGGCAAGACGAACTAGACGCGCTGCTTGGCGAACTGATCGCGCCCGATTGGGGCGATGCGTTCAGCGGCGCACCGACTGAGGATCGCGCACCGTTCCAACAGATGACGTTTACCCTGCACGATACGCAGGCGGAACAGGTAAAACGGGCGATTGCGGCGGCTGGGCGGTTGGGCGACTTTGCCGACAGTCCCAACCAGAACAGCAACGGTAACGCATTGGCGTTCATTTGCGAGACATTCATTACCGAACATGGGCAAGGCTAAGGCTATCGAGTTGCGCCCGATTCCGGCGGCGCAGGCTAACGAACTGGTGAAGCGTGTTCACTATTCGGGGAAGGTTGTCCAGAATAGCCAGATTCACATTGGCGTGTTCTATGACGGGCGGCTAGAGGGTGCAATGCAGTTCGGCCCATCGTTGGACAAGCGCAAGATACAGGGGCTAGTCAGTGGCACGGCATGGCATGAGTTTATTGAATTGAACCGCATGGCGTTCGGCGAAGCACTACCCCGCAACAGCGAAAGCCGCGCCATTGCGGTTGCCATGCGGCTGCTCAAGCAGCACGCCCCGCAAATCAAGTGGGTAATTAGCTTTGCGGATGGGACGCAGTGCGGGGATGGGGCGATCTACAGGGCAAGTGGGTTTGTGTTGACTGGGATACGGGCGAACGGGCAAATACTCGATTGGGGCGGGAAACTGATAGCCAAGAAAACGCTAGACAATCAGAACTACCCGCGACCAGAGGGTAAATACTATTCCCGTCACCTGTTGGAGACTGGACAGGCTAGCCCCATTCCTGGCTTTCAACTGCGCTACATTTACTTCATTGACCCAACCTACCGGCAACGGCTGACCGTGCCCGAATTGCCGTTCAGCGAAATAGAGCGCATGGGCGCGAGGATGTACAAGGGGCAACGTTTGCAGGCGGCAGAGGCGATACAGGACGCAGCCGGCGACCAGCCGGAAAAGGACGGCGCACATCCGATCCTGCCGCTCCATATTGAAACGGCTTCGGATTTTTCATAAATGAGTAAAAATTACACGGCGCAGCTTTTTGTAGCAGCAATACCGGGAACAGGCGGTATTGTTTCGGCCATTGCGCGCAAGGTGGAATGCGACTGGAATACAGCAAAGAAGTACATTGACACTTATCCAACGGTGCGCGCCGCCTATGATGCCGAGTGTGAGGCGATGCTTGACCTTGCCGAATCGACTGTGCTAAAGAACATCAAGGACGGTGATACCTCAGATGCAAAGTGGTACTTGACCAAAAAGGGCAAGGGGCGTGGTTATGGCGATGCGGTGGAACTGACCGGCGCAAAGGGCGGGCCGATAGAGATTGCACAGGTTCCCAAACTAACAGATGACCAACTCGAAAGAATTGCAGCGAGCAGCAGCGATAGAATTATTGGCACGTCGCAAAGCACGCCGGAACCTGCTTGATTTCACATGCTACACGATGCCGGCGTATGAGGTGAACTGGCATCATCGATTAGTGTGCGAATATCTTGATAGGCTAGTTGATGGTGACATAACACGGCTAATGATATTTATGCCGCCACGCAGCGGTAAGTCGGAGGCTGTCAGTCGTAGACTACCGGCCTATGTGTTGGGGCGGAATCCAGATGAAACGGTGATTGCAACATCGTATGGTGACGACCTGGCAAAACGAATGAATCGAGATGTGCAGCGCATTATGGACGGTGACGAATACAAGGTTTTATTTCCTGATACCAAACTATCGGGGGCTAATGTTCGCACGGTTGCGCAGGGCACATGGTTACGTAATAGTGACATATTCGAGGTGATAGACCACAAGGGTTACTACCGTTCGGCAGGCGTCGGTTCTGGCATCACAGGTTTTGGAATGTCGCTAGGGATCGTGGATGACCCAACCAAAAACCGCAAAGAGGCAGACAGCCCAACATACCGGGAAGCAGTATGGGAATGGTATACATCGACGTTCTACACTCGTCTAGCCCCTGGCGGGCGCATCTTAGTTACCCTTACCCGTTGGCATGAAGATGATCTGGCGGGCCGGTTGCTTGAACAGATGCGGGCGAATCCCGGCGCTGACCAGTGGACGGTTATCACCCTTCCGGCGCTGGCCGAAGAACCGATAGCGCCATATGACCAGCGCCAAGCCGGTGAGCCACTATGGGCTAGCCGTTGGGATATTGAAGAACTTGCCAACGTAGAGCAGACCGTTGGGCCGCGTGACTGGAACGCTCTTTTCCAGCAGCGCCCGCGCGCAGCAGAGGGTGACATTTTCGATTGGGGCTGGTGGGATAACAGGAATCGTTATCAGTACCATGACAGCAGGCTCCGCAATCTGACCGTCGCCCGCTGGCAGTTTTGGGACACAGCCATGAAGGATAATACCAGCAATGACCCTTCTGCCTGTGTAACGCTTGAACTTCTTTCCGACTATCGTATCATGTTACGCCATGTGTTTAATGACCGGCTGCAATCCTACCTACTGCCGGATAAGATTCAGGAACTAGCCAACCGTTTCAACCAGGATGGGAAATTGCAGGGCGTCATTATCGAGGACAAGGCATCTGGCACAACGGCGATTCAGACGATACGGGCAACGGCGCAACCTTGGTTGGCCGAGATGATACGGGAGTTTGAACCACGCGGCACGAAGGAATACAGGGGGCGGCAAGCATCCGTATGGTGCAGCCGTGATTGCATCCTGTTTCCCTGGCCGCATGAGGATGCGCCTTGGCTATTTGACTTTGCAGACCCGCAGGCAGGGCAGTTGTTTCGCTTTCCTAGAACGTTACACGACGATATGGTCGATGCTTTTTCAATGGGCATTATCTACACTGAGCATTTGATTTCGCAGGGTTGGCAGGCGCGCGAAGGTTGGTTCGCCAGCGAGAAAAATGAGTTTGAGCCTGTTTATGATATGGAGGCGGTATAAATGGCGAGCATAGTAGGCGCGTTTGACAGTTTTTCGGCTTGGTGGAATTACGTTGGCTTGTCTTTGAAGCGGGACCA